GAAAGGAGAAACCAGGGCATCAAATGCCCGAGCAGTATTAGACGAAATGAATTCCAAAAAACAGGGAGTAGTCAGCGAATTATGGAATGATGCAGCTGAACAAATGCACAATGCAAAGCAACTACCTGTAGTAAAGGAATATAATGATCTAATAAAACAAGAAAACAAACGTCACCTAAACAATAAAAAGGATGCAGAAACTAAATATGAACTTGAAAGAGTTCGAAAACGCATCCAGTCAGGAGATTACAAAAAATGAGAAAGAGATACAAATTATCTCGTGGTAAAAGTCAGCGTTCGTTTAAGAAAAACGTAAAAGTATCACGCGGAGCACCGTTAGTCCGCGGAGGGTACCGACTATGACTATAGGAAACCTAGTAGTCGACATTAAGAGTATGATAACACGCATTGAAAAAGAATACAAATTTATTGATAATGACAATGATCTACCGTTACAATTAAAAACTGAGGTATTATTACAATTGTCAAATCTAATAGATAAATTAAATGCGTTAATGTTCATACTCGTCAACTAAACAGGTTGTCCATGTGTTATTCTAGCCACTACGGCCCCAAGTGCCGTTCGGTGGCTGGAAATAACACGTGCGCAACCGGACGCAATCACAAATCCTCAGGATTAAAAAATGCCATGCTATAAACCTAGAGCCGTATCACAAAAAGGCATTAAACCTAATGGAAAACAATCAATATCATTCGATATAACCAAAGGAGGCAAAATAATATTTATTCCTTGTGGTCAATGTATCGGCTGTCGCCTCGAACGTAGCCGACAATGGGCAATTCGTTGTGTAAACGAAGCAAAACAATACGATAAAAACATTTTTATTACATTGACCTACAAGGATATGCCAAAAGACAATTCATTAAATAAAAGGGATTTTCAACTTTTCATGAAAAAACTAAGGAAAGCAAATGGTCCGAAAATACGATTCTTTCATTGTGGAGAATATGGAGAACAATGCTCTGTCTGTGGTAACAATAAAGATAACTGCAAAAAACTCAATACTCACAAGTTTGTTTCAACTCTCGGCCGTCCTCATCATCACGCTTGTATATTTAACTTCGACTTTTCAGACAAGGTCTTCTATGACGTATCAAAAAAAGGAGAACCATTATATACCTCATTAAAGCTTACAGAAATGTGGGGACACGGATATGCTCTTATCGGAGCTGTAACATGGGAAAGTGCTGCATACGTAGCCCGATACGTAACGAAAAAGATCACCGGCAACGCAGCCGATGCCCATTATGGAAACAAATTGCCCGAGCATGTAACGATGTCCAATCGTCCAGGTATCGGTAAAAACTTTTATGAGAAATATTATTCCGACATATACCCATACGATGAAATCGTAATGAGGGACGGCAAATCTTTCAAACCACCTAAATACTATGACAAGCAACTTGAAATAGAAAATCCAGAAGCATTACAAACAATAAAACAAAGGAGAATCGAAGCTGTAGAAAAAAAACCTATACAGTCGTTCACTCGACTAAAAGAAAAAGAGAACTACAAAAAGCTACAACTACAACAATTAATGAGAGGATACGAAAATGGAGAATAACATTTATTCAATTCGAGACAAAAAGGCAAATTACTATCATCAACCATTTACAATGTCAAACGATGTATTAGCAAAACGTACCGTTGCAATGTCTATGGAAAATAAACAACAATCAATAAGCTTCGAACCTGAAGCCTTTGACATATACAAAATCGGTACGTATAACGATGAATCCGGTAAAATCACACCATGTGAACCTGTGTTCATCGAAAACTGCAAAACCCTGGAGAGAAAACAATCATGATGAAAACAAAAATCTACAATCACTTTGACGTTCCTCCTCGTCCAAAAACTAGTAACAAAACTCCATCCCGCACTAAACAGGAGCACAAAGAGTCGTCAGACGTCTATTTCATTTTGGATAGATATCAAAAAACAGGTCAAATAGCCAACGTTAACAATAATGATCCAATATATGGTGATTTTAGTACCGTTGGAGATTATAGACAAGCCCGAGAAGTTATGTTCGAAACTGAAAAAATGTTTCAAAATCTTCCGGCAAATATAAAAGAAAAATTCGAAAATAATCCTCAAAAATTAATCGAATTTATCGAAGATCCAAAAAATTTACAAGAGGCAATTAAACTTGGTCTAGCCATTGAGCGAGTAGAGCCTCCTAAACCATTGTCCGCCAAGGACATAGTCGACGCTTTTAAGGAAGGCTCAAAGGACGAAAGTCCAAAAAAATGAGGGTCTGGGAACAGTTCTAACTCTTGATGTAACTGTTCCCAGTGACACCGACAAAAAAAAAAGGTGTCTAAATCTTGACAAAAACTTTAACTAATGTTATAATTTATTTAACTGTTAAATTAACTGTCAAAACCTGAAAGGAAAAATCATGAAAAACAAACGTGTTTGGGTCATCGTCATTCAAACAATCATAATTGTAGCGCAGACAATAGCTCAATATCTGGGGGATAAATGAAATCATCAATGCAACACAGCTTCGGTCTTCAACCGGCTGCAAATATCGATCGTTCAGTATTCAATCGTGATTCTGTATTAAAAACAGCATTCGATTGTGATAAACTAATTCCAATATTCTGGGACGAAATGCTACCAGGAGACACTTTCCACCTCTCAGAACACCTATTCGGTAGACTAACTACACCTGTAAAACCGATTATGGATAACCTGTATCTAGAAACATTCTATTTTGTCGTACCACATAGATTACTATGGGACAAATGGAAAACACTACATGGTGAGCAAAAAACACCTGATACAGAAACAGACATATTAACACCAATAATATTACATGGTGGAAATCCATTCCCAGCTGAAGAGCTAGCAGACTTCTTTGGTCTTCCTCTCGGCGTTGCTGTGGACAATGTAAACGTATTTCATTTCCGCGCATATAACAAAATCTGGAACGAATGGTTCAGAGACCAAAACTTACAGGAACCAGTAATAGAAAAAACAGATGATGGTCCTGATCAAGCAGGTTATTATAGTATCTTAAAACGCAACAAACGCCCTGATTATTTCACCTCATGTCTACCCTGGGCACAAAAAGGAGAACCAGTCAGATTACCAATAGGTTCATCAGCTCCTGTTCGTGGAGATGGAAACCAAATGAGATTCACACAAGACGGCATTATGGAACCAAACCCAACATATTTCGGTTTCACCAGGTTAAACCCTGGTCCAGGTCTTGGAGCTGCTCTTGAAGTTGGCGGTCAACATACCTTACCCAGCGGAAATCTCGATACAAATACAGCTGGTACAGCAGGAAATGCATTCGGACTCGGATATACAGATTCTGGTCTTGTTGCAGATCTAAGTGCAGCTACAGCCTCAACTATCAATGAGCTTCGCACCGCATTCCAAATACAAAAACTCCTAGAACGTGATGCAAGAGGCGGAACAAGATACGTCGAAATGATTAAATCACATTTTGGTGTTACAAGTCCTGACTACAGACTTCAACGATCGGAGTACCTCGGTGGCGGTCATTATAATATTAATATCAATCCTGTTCAGCAAACAAGTAATTCAACTGCTGACCATACTCCTCAAGGCAATCTTTCTGCTTACGGTGTTATGTCTGGTTCTAAGGGCGGTTTCAGCTATAGCGCTACTGAGCATATGGTAGTTATCGGTCTTGCCTGTATACGGGCTGATTTAACTTATCAACAGGGATTAGATAGAATGTGGACTCGTAGAAGGAGATTCGATTATTATTATCCCGCACTAGCAAACCTTGGAGAACAAGCAGTCTTTAATAAAGAAATATTTTTCAGTGGTCCAGATGTAGAAGGTCCTCAAGATGGCCCGCTTGACGAATATGTATTCGGTTACCAAGAAAGGTATGCTGAGTATCGATACAAACGAAGTTCTATTACAGGAAAAATGCGTTCAACACACGCAACACCGTTAGATGTCTGGCATCTATCTGAAGAATTTGACGACTGTCCAAACCTAAATTCAACATTCATAGAACAAAATACACCCCTCGAGAGGTGTCTAGCAATTGGTGGAGAACCTCACTTAATGCTCGATGGATTCTTTGAATTAAAAGCAGTTCGTCCGATGCCTACATACTCAGTTCCCGGGCTCACTGATCACTTGTAAGGAGTACGTATGATAGCATCAGCAGCAATTGAAGCAGCGGGACAAATAGCATCATCAGCAATAGGTGCTCATTCCGCTAGAAAACAAATGGAATTTCAAAGAGATATGTCTAACACAGCCCATCAACGAGAGGTTGCAGATCTGCGTGCAGCAGGTCTCAATCCCATCCTTAGCGCTATGGGCGGGAATGGTGCTTCTACACCAAACGGTACTATGTTCACACCTGAAAATCCAATGAGAGGCCTCACAGCGAATATGCTCCAAAGGCAGTCCATATCACAACAAGGAGATGTAAATAAGGCAAATATTGATCTCATGCGGGAATCCGCAAAAACTCAACAAACTCAACAAGCTCTAAATTCTGCATCAGCTGGAAAAGCGATTGCAGAAACAGATATGTCAAGGCTAAATCAAAATTTAATCAATCCTCAAATCTCAAAAATGAAAGGAGAAACCAGGGCATCAAATGCCCGAGCAGTATTAGACGAAATGAATTCCAAAAAACAGGGAGTAGTCAGCGAATTATGGAATGATGCAGCTGAACAAATGCACAATGCAAAGCAA